GGTGCTGGCCGCACTCTCTGACTACCTCACCACCACGACTGCGGCCAGCACCTACTCAACGAAGGTGCAGGTCGCCGCGATGGGGGACTCCATCCGTAACGCGCGCGCGATCGCTGACGCCGCCCTCCCCAAAGCCGAGGCGGCCTCTACGTACGCCACCAAGGCGGAGCTCAGCCAGGCCCAGGCTGGCGGGCATGTGGACCTCTCCTCCTACCTCACCCGGGATGACGCCTACAGCACGTTCGTCCAGCAGCAGAACCTTGAGCGCGAGCTCGCCCAGAAGGCGGCCCTCGATGACGTCAACACCGTCACCCGCCGCGTCGACACTCTCAGTAAGACCATCACCCCATTCAAGCCCGGTGAGCGGTACTACTCCCCCGTCACCTATTTCTGGCCCGACTACTACGAGGACGGCAAGCCCGGCAAGACCTCGAAATGGGCCAGCATCCTTAAGTTCGCGGGCTCCCTCGGTATCGTCATCCTGAACCGGAACAGCGGCAACTGGGATGAGTTCAACGTCGACTTCAAGAAGCAGGCTGAGCTTGCGCTCGCGGCTGGTGCGAAGCGCGCGGTCTTCTACGTGAAGACTCAGTACCTGGCTGCTACGCTCCCGGCTGGCGACCCGGGGCGCGCGAACGTGCCGGACGTCGACAAGTACACGGAGGCGTACATCCTCTCCCAGATCGCCAAGGCCAAGGAGCAGTACGGGGACGTCTGCCAGGGCGTGTTCCTCGACGAGGCCATCAACGGCTGGGGCGCTCAGGCTGGCCGCATCCCCGCCTACAAGAGCTTGATCGACAAGATCAGGGACAAGTATGGCAAGGAGTTCCTCATTGTCATCAACTCGGGGTCGAACATCTCCGAGGACATGTGCAAGCTTGACTTCGACGTGTGCATGATGTTCGAGAAGGACGCCGCCGCGTTCCTGGTCGAGGATCCGGGGACCCCGATCCTCCCGGACCACATGAAGCAGTACCCCTCCACCCGCTGGTGGGCTGTCGTCCATGGGGTCACCTCCGAGAACTACAAGAGCGTGTTCGACAAGGCCGACAAGCTTGGCATCGCCCACCTGTACATCACGGACGGACAGCTGCGTGAGGACCCTCAGCGGGGCGGCCAGTGGGAGCCTGTCGGGAACCCCTACGCGAACCCGCCGTCGCAGCACATCCTTGACCTCACTGTCCCGTGGTTGAAGGGCTATCTGCCGCTTAAGCTTGAGGTGGAGGAGCTGCGCTCGCGGCCCAAGGTGCTTTCGCTCGGTAAGCGCGAGCAGGTCCCGGCGGGTACTCCGGCGGGTACGATCATCGTCAGGAAGGACGCATAGTGGCAGACAGTATCTTCCCGGTTCTGGGGGCGTGGTGGCGCAGTAAGGGCTCCCGGCAGGGCGACGGGGCGACCCTGCCTGCGGGCGCATCCACCACACCCTACGACAGTGCAGCAATGCCTGTAGGGTCACGTAAGTTCACCTTCGAGGTCGACTACCAGGACACTGCGGAGGCCCGCATCGACCTTCGCGTGAACTGGTTCAACGACAACAAGGTGAAGATCAACGGGCCGTTCGACATCACTACCGTCACGCTCCCTCAGGGGCAGACGAAGGTGGTGGCTGAGGTTGAGCTTCCCGCTAGTACGGCCCCCAGGTGGCTGCCGTCGATTGGTGTCCCTGCCGGTTCGGGTGATGCGGTGATCTCGTCCTTGAAGATCTATGAGACGCCCGTCAAGGCGCAGCCCGTGACCGTGTGGGATGGGGCACGCGAGTCTGCCGCCACGATCACCGTGTGGGATGGGGCCCGTGAGGTGCCCGCAAGTATCGAGTTCCAGGCGTAAGGAGACGCATGTCAGAGGAGAAGCAGGGTCAGTGCCTGCCGTCGCAGGTGACCATCAACATCGGCACGTCGGGGGTGAAGGTCAACGACGGGGCACCCCAGGTTGACACCTCCAAGCTGGCAACGAAGGAGGAGGTCGCAGGGAAGGCGACGAAGGCCGACATCGATGCCGTCAACGTGAAGGTTGAGCAGGTTCGCACGGTAGCCGGTAAGGCCGCAGCGGATGCTGTAGAGGCCAAGGTGATTGCAGGTAAGGCCCTCACTAAGGAGGTCGCCGACGGCGCTTATGCCACTAAGGCTCAGGTGGCTGCGATGGGAGACTCGATCCGGGCTACCCGCTCCGCTGCGGAGCAGACTAAGGCGGACGGTGAGGCAACGAAGCGTATCGCTGAGCACGCCGAGGAGCTGACTCAGGCCCTCGCCAAGAACCTGGCCGTGTTCCCCCGCGTGCTGCGACTGGATAAGGGCGAGCCGGTTCCAGCAGACACTCCCCTAGGGACGATCATCATTCGCCCGGAGTCCCCCATCTCCACGAACCCCGGCCTGTTCCCCCCGATCAGTGAGTGGCCGAAGATCAACGCCGCCGAGACCGGGGATGGTGTGCGACTGGACTTCCAGCACCAGATTCTCTCCACTGGGCTGGAGCAGTTGCGCCCCTCGGCTGGGAAGTGGCACATGACCCTCCGCTACGCGTTCCCGGGCGGGAACTTTGGCGAGGAGACGGGGCAGGCGAACCTGTACACGGTGCGCCGCTATCAGGAACCGAACCATCCCGCCCAGGCCGACCAGGGCGCGAAGATCGCAACCCTGGAGGTTCACAAGGGTGAGCATCAGGTCTTGGAGCTCGACATCGAGCCCAAGAAGGTGGATGAGAAGCTGGGTGACGAGTGGGGCGTATGGCTAGAGGCGCCGATCCCGACTCTCTACGTCCACGACCTCGTGATTCGCAAGGTCGCCTGAGGGCACAACAAGGCCCCCGCTTGTATCACGTCGATTACAAGCGGGGGCTTTGTGCTATCTCACCAGAGGTGGTGCAGCTTCCATCGCCAGCCACTCAGTGCCTTGCCGATGGTGGCATCCCAATACCATCCCATGATCGCCTCCTTCCCGAGGTACTTCTTGTATCATGTCGATTACAAGTAGGCGTTAGGAGTAGAGCTCCCAGGATGAGGCGTTCCCTCCCTGCGCCTCGAAGGTGAGGATTGCAGGTCGAGTGGAGTCGCCAGACAGGTTCGTCCACCAGTCGGAGCCGCGGTCGGCGGATGGGCAGGAGATGATCCAGCGGGCGTCTCCGGCCTGGCTCACGGCGAAGTTGTGCCAGTGCCCGTGCACCAGGATTCTGGCGTCGTACAAGCCGCTACGGCGCCCGAACGCGAGGTCCCTGAACCAGGATGGCACCTTGGACTGCTGGCCCGCCAGGTGGCCGTGCGTGAAGCCGATGCGGGTCCCGTCCGCAGCATCCACGGTGACGGCCTCCTCCCACTTCTCGGGCCGATGGAAGGTGACGTGCTCGTAGCCGGGGCGGCCCGCTATGATGTCCTCAATGTTCTTGGAGATCATGATGCCGAAGTCATCATCGGGGGCATTGGCCCTGCTGTTCTTGCCCTGCCCGGTGCGGACGGCGCAGTGGTTGGATGGGACAGCTACGTAGTAGAGGGATGAGCAGAGGGGGGCGAGTGCCTGGAGGGCTTCGGCGTAGAGGCGCTGTACGGTCCTGATCTGGTCGGTGAGCGACAGGTCGTTGGTCTGGGCCTGGCTGGCGACGTTCCAGAACCCCTCCGTGCTGTCGCCCACGTCGGCGAGGATGATGCGCTTGTAGGGGTCGCGGAAGCGGATGTCGTCCGCGATGTCCTTGATGGCGCGCCGCACGAGGCGGATAGTGTCCTCCGTGCCGCCCCCCTGCCCAGTTTTCCCAAGCTGATAATCGGCCATGCATACCACGAGAGTGTCCTCATCATCCTTCACGATCGGCGCAGGCTTGGAGATGAGAGGCTCCCGGAAGACGGGCTCCAGGTCCTCGAATGAGAGCCTGCGCGCCTCGGCCATCTCGACGGCGCCGGGCTTCCAGGTGATCTTCTCGTAGGAGCCGTCGGGGAGGCGGATTGTCTTCCCGCGCTGCAAGATGGCGTCCACGGGGACGTCGTTGAAGAAGTGGTCGTGGTTGAGGTCGGGGGCGCCGCGGCGCTTAAGTTTGGCGCGGTGGCGGCGGACGGATGCCTCGCTGGTGTTGAACTTCTCGGCGAGTTCCACGTTGGTGAGGCGCTGGTCCTCGGGGAGGAGGTCGTTCTCGATGATGGCTTCATCAAGGGGGGTCATTGGTGTCTTGTCTTTCTGTTCAGAGTATGGCAACGGCCCGGGGAGACATCTTGGTCAATCCCCGGGCCGTTCACCTATCCCACATCCAGCGGAGTCACTCACCGGAATGGTTGTAGTCTAGCGCCCCAACGAGCGCCTTGCAAGGGCTCACTGAGACGTATGCTGTCCTGTAATCTTGCCGTCGCCACTTCCATGTGAGGTAGAGGGCGAGGGGCTTCCAGGTGCAGCGCACATCCACGTATCGCCACGTCTTGGTCACTTCTGCCTCCTGCATGCTCCGCAGGTCGCGGTCTCAGCCCCGACTTTCCAGCCGAGGGTCCTGGCTGTGGTCTTGATGGTTGATTCGACCGCCACCCACGGCTTGGTGCGCGGGTGCGCCTGCTCGATGCGGGTGATGCCGCACTGGGTGCAGTCCATCTTGGCGACCCACTGGTGGCCGTGAAGCTTGATGTCTACCATGTGTACCTTTCTAGCTGGGCCATGCGCGCATCATCCATGCCTGAGCCTTGCTGATTTCCGTGTTTGTGGCCGCCCATTGCTCGTAGTGTTCGGCGCCTGGGCCGCCGTAGGTGGGGTGTGTTGTGGCTTCTACCTCGTCGAGGATGAGCCAGCAGTCCGGGCAGTACCGGAGGGACCAGTGGTAGGTTCCATCCTTCCAGGTGTCCCTCCGGTACATGAGCCCTTGCCTGATTGGGGTGAAGCAGGCATCGCAGATGACCTGCCCCCTGGAGTGAGGGAGGGTCGTCTTGCGTTTGAGTTGCCGCACTAGCGGCTCACGTAGTATGAGGCAAGAGTGCGGGAGACATACCAGATGATGCCGATTACACAAGCCACCTTAGCTGGCCACCACGGCAAGAAGATTGCCCCGGCCACAAACGCAATCAGCAAGGCCGCATTTACGGCCAGCACAGCAATGCCGTTGAACATAACGGCCTTCTCGTAGTCAGTCATGATGGGTGTTCCTTTCAGAAGGGGGCGCCAGCCTGCGCCCAGGGGTCACCCTGCTGACCACCATTGGGGGCGTTGAATCCAGCCTGCTGCTGGTTGTTGCGTCGGGGGATGACGCCACGGAAGCGGGGGAACTTCACTTCCAGGCTGGTGCGTCGCTGGCCGTCGTTGCCATCCCATCCGCGCTGGATGAGGAGGCCGGTCACGGTTACCTTGTCGCCCTTCTTGAGGGTGTCGGCGAGGTGGCCGTGCTGCTCCCCCCAGAAGGAGGCGGTCACCCACAGGGGGTCTCCGTCGTCCTCCCAACTGCCGTCCTGGGTCTTGCGGGATGCGGTGGCGGCGATGCGGAGCTCGGTGATCTGCTGGCCGCTCTGCGTGTACTTGACCTCGGGGTCCTTGCCGAGGTTGCCTTCGACGGTGATGTCGCATGCCATGGTTAGTTTGCCTTCCGGATGGGGGTGAAGAGTTTCTTGATGTCGTGCTCTTGCACGTAGATGGTTGGGTTTCCGAGGAAGCGGAAGGTGGGTACCTTGTGCTTCTGGATGTGTCGGTCGAGTGTTCGGCGGGTGACGCCGAGCATGGTGGCAGCCTCATCCTTGGTGAGGTAGCCGGGGATGGTTTTCATTGGTGTCCTTTCAGGAGCTTGGTGAGGTCTCCGAGTGTCATTGTAGCCCATTGTTGGTCAGGTTTGGCAACTCCATGACGCTTGTGGACAACGACACCAAGGAGGGCGGAAGCGTTCTCAGCCTCAACCTGAGCCTCTCGAGTCCACTTCGGCAGGTCCATGCGTGCGACATCCTTGCACTCGATGACGACCTTGTGGTCACCAATGCGGACGTTGGCGATGTCGCCCTTGTCTTTGGCTCCAGCCTTGGGGGCGCGGTCGATCCTGTCGTCAGCCAACTCCTCGGCGAGGTAGTCGGCGACCACTCTCTCGAACCGCGCCCCGGCGGCCTTGGCGCTCTTACGAGTCCTCGCCACGAATACCGCCTAGATGGGTGACAGCTCGGTTCTCATCTCTCACGTTCTCGTAAGCCGTCCTCCAGCCCTGAGCCGAAGCAAGGAGTCGCGCATTCTCCATGGCGAGCACCTCGCACTGGCCGCCCTTATAGACTGCGTACACGAGCGCCGCGAACGCAATCAGTAGCGTCACCGCGAGCATAGCGGTCATGACTTCTCCTTGGGGGTGTAGGCAATGGTGTACGGACCCCATACCTTAGCGAGGAACTTCTCCTGTAGCCCATAGGCACATATCCAGTAAGTGGTGCCGCGTTGCCAGGAGTCGCCTTGGCAGTCGATTACAATGGTGCCGGGTGGCAGGTCGCTGCCGTTACCGGTATATTCGCGCGAGCGAGAGCTCTCACACTCTTCGAGGGGGGCATTATGTCGATCCTCCCCCACACCATTATCGCGGGCCTCGACCTCTAGATCGCCGATGTGCTTTAAGAGAAAGATGACGTCATGCACGGGCGCATCCTGGGGCAATTCGCTAGGTCGATACCCCTCGCCCCGCTCCCAGTTGTCCACTCGGGTCCGAATCCGCTCTAGGCGGTCCTGGATGTCCTTATCGTCAGCGCTCATTTCATCTCCTTGAATCGCGATAGCCAGGCGATGGCGAGTCCACCAACCTGGGTGACCTCACTGATGAGGTCTGAGTTGTGACCGGTGTCAGCCTTGTTGTCGTAGGTGAGAGCGGCGCAAACCTCCCCGACCTCCTCAGCTAATGCGTAGAAACGCGACTCGTCGGTATGGCTATCGCTGTCGAGCGTCATGCCCGGGTGCTTCTTCGCCGCACGCTCATACTCGGCGAGAAACTCCCCCACAGGGTCTGTCACGCCGAGGAAGTGCAGCAGGAGTGCCGCATCCTCAACCATGCGCGAGAGCTCAAACTCAAGCTCCCCATAGAGGTACTCGCCCCCATGAATGTAGGACTCGTCGTCAACCTGGTTCATGGCGAGGGAGATGCGCCCCAACTGGCGGTGCCAGCGACCAACGGTCTCGAACGGCCCCTGCTCATCGTTGATGAAGGGTGCGACAAGCTTGTGCGCCAACGCCTTCATGTTGCCCATTCTGTGTCCTTTCACTAGTTTGCGAACACGACTGTTCGCGTGCCGTCATTGTTGAGCCTGTAGGTTCGTCCATCCCAGTAGGTGACCGGGATGCTTTCAGGGCTGGCTACGAACTGGGGAACATTGAAGCCTGTCCGCCGCGCCTCAGCCCTGTTCTGCTCGATGTAGCCGTGACAGCCCCGCACCCCATCCCCACAGAGGAGGATGAGGTTGCTGGGACTGTTGGTGTTCGGCTGACGTGTGCCGCCCATACCGCGGGCCCTCCTGTGCTGGATGCTCATGGGGCCGTTCCCTGCGTGCCGGCCGCAGCGGGCACACCGGTACTGGTCCCTCTCATAGACGAGCTCCCTTGTTTCCTGGGAGGGCCCTGTTTTCCTGGGAGACCCCTTTCTACGCATCCCCGCCCTCGATCTCGAGGAGGCTGATGTCGCCAGTGGAGATGAGCTCCCGGATGGCTTCCTCCTGGGGTGTTGAGATGCGCACCGAGATGCGCGGGTCACCCTGGACGACCTCAACACCATCGGGGACCTCCCCAGTCTGCTTGATGAACCCATCCAGGGCTGCCGCTGCCACAAACCATGGGGCAGGCACCTTGTGCACGGCGTCAGGCTTGTTCCACTCGAGCCAGGCCACGAGGGCCTTCTCGTCTACCACCTGGTATCGGGGCTGTGGTGCGCTGACGCTCACCGTACCGACCTGGAGGCCATCGATCATGGGCTTGGATGTGTCGCCCGGCGCCATGTACTCCTCGAGTTCCTTGAGGGCCTTCTTCTTCTCCTGGGAGGCCACCTTGGCGACGTGTGCCGCGATGGCCGCCCTGCGGAGTGCGTTCTCTTTGCTCACTGGACCTTCCCCGCCCCGTAGTTCTGCGCCAGCCATGCCCTGAGCATGTCTGGGTTGGCCTTGCCGCCTGCCGCGAAGTACTCCTCACGGACCTTGTCGCCGTCCAGCTGATGGGTGGAGCAGAATCCATCAAGGATCATGCCGCACTGCTCGGCCGCCGTTCTCTTGGGAACCCCCTGTTCCGCTGGGATGGGGGCGTTCCACTGGGAGCCCCCTGCCTGTTGGGAGGCCCCTATTCCGTTGGGAACCCCCCTCTCGTAGGACTCAATGTCCGGGTCAGGCTCATCCGTGGGGATGGTGAGCGCCTGCAGGAGGAACGTCCGGTAGGCGACACTCATCGCCTTGGCGATCGCCTTGTCACCGAAGTCCATTGCCTCGGCAGCGACCTTCCCGTGGATGCTGTCACCGGAGGGCCCGTAGACCCGGTAGCTGCCCTTGACGACCACCTCTGCGGTCTGCTTGCCGTTCGCTGTGGTCCCGTTGGTTCGATGTACGTCAACATCTTCGGGGAGGATGGTCACTCCGTGCTTGCGGAGTGCGGGCCCTACAGCGTTCATTACCGCGTCGATGCCACGGAAGTTGAATCGCTGGGCCTGATTCTTGCTGTCCTTCCTGACTGCCTGAACGTCCGCCATCACCTTGCTTAGCGCCTGGTGAACTGTCAGCTGTTCTGTCATCTGTGTTCCTTTCTTGGGAGGCCCCTATTCTCTTGGGAACCCCCTATTCTCTTGGGAGGCCCCTATCATGGAAACTACTTCGTGGACGCCACCAGAGACCCTACAGCCATGATCGCGTGCCCCATCGTCGCAACTTCGTGCGTGACGCCACCGGCAGTCACCGAGATCATGCCGCCGATCGGGACGATGGTGATGGTCTCCGACTCTGCCGTGGTGATGCTGTACACGTCTCCGACGCGGCGAACTCGCAGCCGCCGGTCGAATGCCGTCACCCTACCCTTAACTGAGTCGTGGTGGTTATGTGCGTTCGCCTCAGCGAGCGTGTCCGCGATGACCACTTCATCGCATTCGACGTACCCCCAGTACCGATCGGACTGGCCGGGCTTGCGGACTGTCCACCAGTCCTCAGTGAGCTCGGCCGCGGTAGCGCCGAGCACTACCGTGTACCCCATGGGAGTAGGTGCTACGTGCATTCGGGCATGGGGCCACATGCTGGCCAACTGGTTCGCTACGTCTGTGGCATCAATGTGTGTGGTCATGGTGAGTGTTCCTTCCTTGTGTGGGGTTAGTGCTGCCAGACGTATCTGGCGGGGTCGAATGGCTCGAGCACGTACAGCCACACCGATAGGCGCTTGAGTTCTGTGCCGAGTAGGCGAGTGTCGCCGTCGTCCAGGTGCCACCACGGGCCACGCTTAACCCATGCTTGGTTGAGGTCATCGTAGACCGTGGCGCCGTCGGCCATGCGCCGCATGTCAGCGTGCGTGATGAGTCGGTGCTCTAGAGGCGCGTTAGCTGACACGATTCTCCTCTGCCTTGATGGCCCGCTCGAGGTATGCGGCGGCCTTGCGCAAGTCCTCGAGACGCTTACTCGCGCCTCCCTTTCGGCCGAACCGGGTGAGGTACTTCCCCACATTCCAGAGATGCGGATTGTCAGGGAACAGGGCGTCCAGCAAGTCCCAGGACTGTAGGTCCTTCGTGTTCTCTGGTGCCCCGTTGGTGACCAACGCCTCACCTAGCCAGACATAGTGAGGCGGACCAGACACCTGAATGTCACTGAGGGCGACGCGCTCGCAGGGGCGGCGGGCGTCATCCTCCCCGACCAGAACAGTGACGCCGTAGCGCTCGAGTATCTCCCTTAAGGCGCGCAACTCACCACCATCCTCCGGCCATCCGACCAGCCGCACCGAAGCGCTCACGCCGCTGTACGGCTCACCGAAACTGAGAGCATACACCCCATCCCAGATTACCGTGAGCGAACAATCATGCTCGAAAACGAACCATGCAGGCAGGGATGAATCAACAGTGACGTGGCCTCCTTTGACGATACGGAAGTCCATGTCCCGGGGCGCGTTCACGCCGGTAAGGTCCGTGCCGTCCTGTAGGCGGATGTAGTCTGCGAAATCTGCGCCATCGTCGATCGCCTCATTCAACTGATCGACGCTGTTCACGTAGTAATCCATGATGCTCCCTTTCTAGGTCCCACGCCTTGTGAGTCACCTATGGGCCACCTAGACCAAATCGGATCACAGCAAACCCCTGTCGGTAGATATCAGACAGTAGGGCGGTCTAGGTGACTCATAGGCGGGCAGACTGTATCGACAACGCGAGGCGGCGCCGTGCGTGCGGTGCCTGCCACCTATGGCCTTAAATCTCTATGTAGTTCTCAACCAACGTGCGCAAGCTTTATTCAGCGGCTGGCCGCGTTTCTACTGCGCTATGTCCTCTAGGTGAGGTGGCGCGGCCACGACACTGCGTGGCCGGCCATCCCGACTAGCTGGCTTGTGCTCGCTCGAGCGCCACCTCGAATGCGTCCCCGGCGAACCGGACTGCAACGTCATCACGCCCGCTCACGTCACCATTCGAATACACTTGAACCCGATTCCCATCCTTGGTGGCGACCAGGCCACCATGGGTTAGCGGCTCCCGAACGGGGTAAACGTGCCAGCCGCTTGAGCCGAGCATGTCAGCCAGTGCCGCCAGCGCCTTCGCTCGCCGTTCAGCATCGCGTAATAGGTGAGTCATCACGTCGACACTAGTCCAGTCCTGGCTACGCACAGCCAGATACTTGATGTTCAGTGAATCCAATGCCGTCACCTGGGCTACCGCTTCGCGGCGCCGCGTCCCCAGAATGTTCCGCACTTCCAGGTAGTGAGTCGGATTAGCGGCCACCCATGAGGATGATGCGGGCTTACTTTCTCCCGTGGCCGCGTTGAATGCTAGGCGCACGCGCTCGGCTACAGTGCTCATGGTTTCGTTCCTTTCGGTTCGCTGATGTTCAGGCGTCGGCAATGTAGAGAACGGCTGCGTCGATACTCATGTCACCGCACACCCAGCGCTCACCACCATCGGCGTCCACACTGTAGATATCTACGAGAACGATGGGCTTATCGTCCCACGAGAGTTCGGCGGTGACATAGGCAAGCCGCTCCCCCTCAGCGAAGGATACGATGTGCTGGCTAGTGTTCGGCGATGCAATGAACTCAAAGTCAACGGAAGCTGCGTCCAGCGCGAACTCAAGGTTATCCATCGCTGAATCAAGCGCATGGGCGAGACGGTCTTCGGTGGCGATCATGGTGATACTCCTAGTTGTGCGGGTAGGTGGGTGCTGTCGTGCCCGGCGGGGGAATCGAACCCCCGCTACAACCATTCGGGCTACCTGACTGCCGTCAGGAGATCGCGTACAGGACCGCGGCGGCCACGTCAGACATTGCCCAGTGCGCAGCGTCCTCGGCAGTCTGAACGTCAATGACGTTCACGGGGGAATCTGTCCGCCAGTCGTCAACAAGGGCGATTTGCTCGGCGAGGCGGGACTCAACCTTGGTGAAATGGGTGCCGTGAATGAATGTCGCATCGCCGTTGAAGAACTCAACGATCTGCTCCCAGTGGTCCGCCGCGAAGTCGGTCGCCTGGCAGAGCGCCTGCCACGCCTCACGCGGGTCACTGTAGGCGAGCTCGGTTGATGCGAGGACGGCCTCAAGGTCACTCATGGCGACGGTCTGACGAAGCAGATCATGCTCCGTGACAGTGAACCGGCCAGACTCATTAACCCCAGCCGAGATGGTGAGGTCGCTACTCCCGTAGGAGAGAGTCATCTCAACCTCACCGACGAACACGTCGGCATCAAAGTCCCCGGTGTACCCGAGCTCCCATGCGCGGCGGGCCAGCGGAAAGGCCAGGAGGGTGGCCGCCTTGTCCGCGTCGCTGGTGATGGCAACCGTCTCGGTGCCGTTCAGGATGGTGCCGGCAGGGCGGTATCCATCCTCGGCGATCTCGAGGTGAATGTTGCCGACGCTGATGCCCTCAGTGGTCTCGCGGTAGTCGATACCCCACTCGGTCAGGTTGGCGGTGACGTCGGTGATGTAGTCGGTGGTGGTCATTGCTGTGATCCTTTCTTGGTGGAGCGGTTCGCTCCGTGCTGATGGCTTAACTATACACACACCCAGACAAGGCGAGTCAAGTCAGATTGGGTATCAATTTGCGTGACCTACGTCATCGAACACGTGTTCGACAGGGACCCGAGCGCCACCCACACACATGCGTGCACACACGCACGCACCCCCGCACACAATAGGCCACGAGAGCCGACCTGGGCGCCCTACAGGGGTCCACCCACATATGGGCACCACCCACGCCCCAAAAGCGCGCCAGAGAGGCTCACGGCAACCCCTGCGGGCAAGCAAAGCAAAACCCCCGACTCCACCGAAGCAGAGCCGGGGGCCTACACGCCAATCACCGACACCCACGACAGCCCACGCGCCGACCATCACGACGCCGCTGCCACCACACACCACCAGCAAGCCCCAACAGAGTCAGTGCCCCAAACACCACCACGACCTCAACGTCATAGTTGTCCTTGACACCAGAATCCACAGGACCCACAACCTTGTCGCCACTAGGAGAAGTCGACTTAACAAC